ACATCTACATCCCCACCACTAGTTAAACTCTTACTTGAAATCATAATACTTCCTTTCTTACGGAATTTATTAATAACAAAAGGGGAGGGTAATCCTCCCCATAAATTAGCTCCGAACTACTAAACTTGGAGCCGAAAACAATAAAGTAATAGAAGAGAAGTTCTTCTTATTGTTATTAGCAGCAGTATCAGTATCCCAATATGCTGTCTGAATACCTCTCTCACAGAATACTGCTTTACCAGACTTTTTCTTGTAACCATCAGCAGCAGTTTCAAAGTGCTGTGGAGTTACAGTCCAGTCAATGATTGCACCAGCACCCAAGAGGAAACCAACGTCCCATGCAGGATTAGAAGCCCTATCATACACAGTTTTGTTACGTGCATCCTGATTACCAGGGTTTACGTATTCAATAGTATGTTGGTTATCTTTATAGTTACTAGAACATAAAATAGTAGGGTATCTCATATCCTCGATAACAACAATGCTACCGATACGACCAATGTATCCAGGGAGATTCATTTCCTCAGATGAGTGATTGTAAGTTTTAGCCCAAAAATCTCCAAGTTTACCATCTGTCAGTCTCTTCAGTACAAGATACTGAGAAGAAGGCAGAAGCATAACATATGAAGGCTTTCCTCCGATAGTAACAGGAGTGATACGTTTGATCTGTGAAGCATACAGTTCAAGAGCACCAAAGTAGTCAAGATCAATGTTAGCATTCACACCATAAGCTCCAGTTGCAGCAGCATCCAGAGCAGCATTAATATTAGTACGGTAAGTAGCAGCATTTGTACTGAATGTTGGCTGATCACCCCATTCAGTGTTGGCGATGTAAAAGTTCTTGTTATAGTTTTGTGTGAGATTAGTACCAGCAGCTTCAAGAACGTATCCACATCCTTCAAGGAGTGCTTCATGATACTGACGATCAGCATCTTCTTTGTACCACTTCGACATCGCAGGTTGAAGTTCGTTGTAGTAACCAAGTGCTTGAAGCTCGTTATAATTCATACCCCAGTGTTCATAAGCAACACCGTATGAGTATTCATTATAGTAAATCTTCATGTAGCTCATGGTTGTCTGACGTTCTTTACCTTCCTGTACACTGTCAGTACCACATTCGGCCTGACCAACAAGAGGATGAATCATAGGCAGGATCTGTGTACGTGCTCCCTCGGGTTTACCTCCAGAGATACGCAACACACAAGCATCCGGCAGAGCCATCTTTTTACCAGTGAAAACAACATCAGTTCCTACATCTTCAAACACACTGTCGAGAGTAGACTCAATCTGGAGTTTTCGATTAAGCAACTCATATGAAAGACCAGCTTCAACGTCCATCTGTGAAAGGGTGTAAGGACGTGCGGTTAATGTGGTAATGTTACCATTAGTTACTCCACCAGGGAGTACGGGACTTGATAGGGGTGAGGTTCCTACCTCAGTAATATAAGCCATAATTTATTTCTTCCTTTTTTTTACCAGAGTTTACGTCCCCTGTAAACAGGAGCATCGTAACCCATTGCAATAGATAACCGCTTAAATTCATCCAACTTTACAGGATCATTAATTATTGCTTTAATATCCGTATTTAACAGAGTATTCACCTGATCTTTAGTATACCCCTGCTGTACAACCTGACCACTCATGTTAGAAGGAAGTTCTACAGCACCACCATTAATCTGAGATAACTTCTTAGCTATTTCCTGAGAAGATTTCCTTCTCATATCAGCAAGTTCTTTCTCACGATTCTTGATGTAGTATGCTTCTTCAAGTGAACGATAAGTAACTCTCTGACCCTCATCATTCAAAATTGGAATTTCTTTACCGGTTACCGGATCATATTTTACTCCACGTTTCATATCGTACAATTCAACAATAGCCTGATACTTATCATAATCTACTGGGGCTTTGATACCTTTTTCATCAGCTATCTTTTTATAATCACCACCAGCAAAATAATCTGCTATAGCCTGTTCAAGCTCAAATACACTTTTAGCTTTAATAGCCACAGCCATATCATTTCTAAACTGTTGATATTGACGATCGACTTCTTCGATATCCACGGTTGTTTTTAATTCTGGATACCGATTCTGGAACTCTCTGATTCCACCATACAGCTTGTCTCGTTGACGTTTTTCTTCTTCTTCACGAGCTTTGCGCTGTCTCTCTTCCATGACGACTTTAAATTCTTCACGAAAGGTTCTGATTTCCTCCTCAAGTTCCTTAACCTTGGGATGATTAGAACCAAACTCATTAATGAGTGATTCCAAGCGATCAACTTTCTCCCGTGTACCTCTAGCATAATCAGATACAAACTCCTCTTCGGAATCATCTGTATAACTATCGGTAGTTGATTGCTGTTGCGTTTTTGTCTGTTGCAACTCAGATAGCTCTTTTAGTTTCTTTTCCAGTTCTAAGCGAGCTTCTCTTTCTTTCTTTATCTCCTCCTCTTTCTGTTTAGCAATGAGGAGTTGTTTCTTACGTTCCTCTTCGATCTGCGCAGCTAATTCTTTCTCTTTGAGGAACTGTTCGTATCTACGTTTTCTTTCTTCTTCCTCAGCATCAAAATCAGGTTCAGTGACAGTTTCACCTTCTGTCGATGTTTCAGTAACAGTATTATCAAGTGTTGCTGGTTTCTCATTAGAAACCTCCTGCTGTTTAACTGATACATTACCTGACAAAAAAGCATTAATCATCTGAAGATCTTTTTCTTTATCACCAGTATATGCTCCCCGTCTGATTTCTTCTACTGTCATTTCCATTGGTTCGTAACCCATAATTCTCTCCTGACTATTGTGTCATTTAATCATTTAAATAAATTATTGTAATCCCATAGCTGTCATACTATTACCCTGCATCTGAGCATTAGGATTACCTTCAGCCATAGGAGGTTCTCCTTGCTGCTGACCACCTCCACCTATCTGAGGAGCACCACTGACAGGTAATTGTGGCTGACCTAACTGCATCATCTGCATTTGCATTTGCATCATCTGAAGATCAAGACCCATAATTTCAGCCATTACTCGTTTTCTAACAAGACTAATTTCAAGCTCTGTATCTTGTTCAGTAATGACCTTATCTTCTTTGGATTTATTGATTGTGTTAACTGCTTTACCAGCAGCTCTCGCTCTCTGGATAGGACTCTCAGGCCCAAGAACTCTTAACAGTTCTATATTGGTAGCTCTATCCATAAGTCTATTAGTTTCACCCTCTGGTGACTCAGTAACACATACTTTCATTCTCGGTAATGTTGATATATCATTCTCCAACACCTCACCATTCAGTGTTACTATTGGCTTATTGATCTCTATAGTTTTACCTGTACTTGGTATAGTTATCATCCTATACACCCCACTATAGAGTTGTTTAGCCAATAAGAAATAAGCCTCACCCTTATCATTCCAGTGCTGTTGTATACGATTCTTCATCAGTGTGAGAGCTGTTTCAGCTTGTAACTGTCTACGTGCTAACAGAATACCTGATCTATCCTCACTGCCCTCACTTCTACCATCCATAGCAGCAGGTGTTTTACTGATGAAATCACTCATCTCAAGCATTCGGGTTATTTCATTTACAATTTGAAAATCTATCTGATTCTTAGGGAGTTGAGCGAAATAATTTCTACCAGAAGCAAGTTTGTTTGGAGCTGACCAGAATTTAAAATTGGGTTTGTTCCAGTTCTCTTCTATCTGTTTCTTAGCAAAATCATCATTATCAACTATCTCAGGGTCCATTGCTACCCCACCACTAGCAGATGTGGCGATCATAAAATCTACCTGAGATTCACGTTTATTATACGTCTCCTGAATAGACTGTAGTAACTCTGGAATACCTCCATTAATACCATTATATCTCCTGCAAGATCCAGGAAATATGTCAAGTCTACCGATCTGTATTTTTGATTTTTTATCTTCGAGGACTAAGTTTCTGCTAATCTGAGGACATATTGTAGTAACATAGAGGATATCAACCGGTTCTGTTCTTATAATTGGATCTAATGAAACATCAACTCCATTTGTTATCATCCATTGATGGATATATGCTTCATCATCAATATCAGGAACTTGTAACATATCTCCGTTAGAATTAAAAGCAAACTCAATCTTTTTCTTTTCTCTCTCAATATGCTTAAACTCTATTACTCTATATTGATCACCAAACTGTTCCGTTAAGCTGAAATGAGGAATTCCTTTAGTTTCATCCTGTTGCTCATACTCACTATTCTTGCCTTCCCTCATTTTCAAATAAAAATCAATCTCGTCTGAATGAGTTTCGTAAGTTTCTTTAATCTGCTTAGGGGTGAGATATGCTACTTTCCATGCTCTTTTTAAATCCCATGTATCATTACTCAACCAGTGAGGGTCTAATATACAATGACCTCTCATTATGGGTCTGAAACCTATATTGCCAAGAGGATCGTACCTGTCGGATATATAGATCTCTTCTATGCCAATGTGAACAAGAAAGTCAATTAACCACTGTTCATAGGATTGGTTCCAGTTCATCATCTCTTTATCACGCATCATCAGATCTGCCATAGCTCTTGTCACATCTGTGTGCACACCGTCAAACGGTTCAAATCCTATATCATAGAAGTTCTTTAAAAACGCTCCGGCAAGGGTCTCTACTTTCGGTTGTATGATATTACCCTGAAACGGATTACGTCCCTCATCCTTCATCTTAGAGATAATATCTTCATCCCACTGACCATTGTTAAATCCAGTAAACATCTTCCAAGCCTTGGATTCACGCTCATGTTCTTTATAAGCGTAATCTAAAGCTATCTCAAACTCAGTGGAAACATAGTCAACTATTTCAGCGGATTCTTTTACACCAAAGAATTTCTCACTACCATTTTCTTTAGGACGTTTATTTAAAAAAGGCAGGAAACTGGTTAGCATCTCTGGAAAGGGCATTATACTACAGCTTTCACTTTATTAACAAGATCAAGCCTCTCACTTTTAGGTAGCAGCTTCATCTCAACATTCATATTCTCGTAAATAGCTACCTTATAGAAAGACTTGCAATGAGAGCAATAAATATAAATATATTCTTCATCAAATGAAAAAAGTAATCTACCACAATGATCAAATTCACCATGAGGCCTATCACCAGGGCATCTAACAGAAACAATTTCGGATTTACGCTCCATATTACTAATATGTGGAAAAAAAGTATAGAAGTCAAGAACTTTCTACATTAGCAACCAACTTTTTTCATTTTTGACAGATTTAAACCCTGTAACTCCTCTTTTATCAACGTATGAACTTATTACCATAGGTAACTCCATATGTGTTATTTTTCTTTTTAAGAATGAGGTTATCAACGTTAGAGCGTAGCATAGTCCGTATTCTCTCTCCTGTTCAACACGTTTATTGTCTATCTTCCATCCAGATAGTTGCTCTATGGTCTTAACACACCCAGGATTAATGATAAGACGTTTCTGAAGTGTGAGAGTTATCAGGGCATCTATTCCACTCATCTCATCGTAGTTATAATTCTCTGTCAGTCTAACACCATATTTACTATACTTGATATCCAAACCATCAGCTTTCTTACCAAACATCCTGTCGTTGCCAATGATCTTAGTTAATCCCTGATGCTGAAGTATATTCATAGCTACACTAACAACTGAATCACCCGACAGGAACTCATCATAGATATATAACCGTCTACCATCCCATGCTGTGTATGCTACTGATACTGTCATATCCTTACCATAGAATACTGCTGCGTATCGCTCTTCTCCTGCGTAATGGAGGACTTTAACCGTTTGGGGGTCTAATACATCCAGTTTCTTTAGAACCGTCTCTTCAGGGGTTTTCTGTGCGAAACAGAGAACTAAAGCATCTGCTCTATCAGGAGAAGACTTAAATTCTTTTTTATATTCAGATTTGGGTTCTATCATTATCTTACCAGATGGGGATAAACGCCATCTTCTACTTGATAGTTCTTCTATTAAATGTTGATCCTCTGGTAAACCAACCACATTAATTATAGACTTTACAGTACCCCACATTATAGAGGCTTCATTTTGATATTCGTTATTACCAGCCCCACCAAAATTACAACCGATGACTTCTATATTATGTTCTCGATCTCTTTTTAAAATATCTATAACTCCACCAGCAACAGGACAATCGTCTACCTTAACTCTGATCTTTTTATCGTATCCTGTTTTCATTCTTATTTCTTTGACTGTATCAAAAACTAAATTAGCACAATCAAAAGAATCGCTTACAGCGAGTGTTTTTGCAGGATATACTTTGTATCCATGTCTCCAAAAAAGAACCGTTAAATCATCACCAAAACGAGCTACATCTAATCCTATCTCTATCTCACCGTTAGGTTGAACTTCTTCCCATCTATCTACTGCTGCATGTACACTTGAAAGATCGATAAAAGCGTCTGGAGAACCTTTTGGGAACTCGCCCTTAACCATCACTCTAAACAAGTCATGGTGACGGCCATACTTCTCTTCGTAGTATTGAATCTGTTCTTTTTTAACAAATGGAGACTGTTCTGCATCAAATGTTAAAGTAACCCATCTCTTTTTTAACTTCGCATTATTGAACACATCATAAAAAGGACCGGATGTTCTTGTGGGGTTTCCGATCAACACA